CCAGCCCGAACGCGCCCGTCTGGGACGCAAGCATTGCGCCCTGCGTTACCCCGCTGCCGATCCCCATCGAGCCAAGCGCGTAATCTCCCATCACGGACATGCCGCCGTTGAACATGCTGTATGCCGATCCGGCATTGCTTGCCATGTTCAGCAGTCCGCCGCCCCCTCCTGGGCCTGCGATTGCGCCAGCCATGCCGCCGCCGCCAGTCAGCGAGCCGTAAATTTGGAACGCGATCGGCTTTAGTGTGGCCTCATAGATGGCGCTCAGTAATGCTTTCTTGAGCGTGTCGCCTATTTTCTGCGCGGCGTTCTTGCCCTGTGTTGCCCAATCTGTGAAGACTCCGCGAGCCAACTTGTCTGTTTCATCCCATCCTTTCTGCCATTCTTTGGCCGATGCGTCGGCAGCATCAGCAGCAGATTGTCTCCACTGGTTCGACTCCAATATGCTGCGGCGCTCTTTGAGCAAGGTGATGGTCTTGTTGAGGTCGATTATTTCCTGCGCACTCGCATCGCTTTCTTCTGCCTTTGCCAGCGTCTGCTTGGCGATTGCGATAGCGTCATCCTGCCTAGAAAGGATGAGCGCATCGAGCGCATCCTTGGATAGTCCAATCTCCTCGCCGTGCGTCTTCAGCTTGTCGATTTCCTTGTCCAGGCTATCGTTGGCTTTCTGGCGCGCGGCGTCTTCTGCCTCCATCTCCTGGCGATAGGCCTCGCCTGCGGCCTGCGCCGCTTTCTGCGCCGTGGCCTGCTTGTCCAGCGCGAGGGCGGATTCAAGCATGGAGGACACTCGGATTTTTTCCGCGTCTGTCAGCTTGATCGTGCCGTTCTGGATGCCTACCATCGTATCCAGCGCGAGCTTTTGCGCGCGCGTCATCTTGTCTTGCGACTCCGATCCGGCCATCAGTTCGGCGTTGAGCTTGGAAATAGAGCCGTAAACGGAATCGTAGGAATCCTTCGCGGCCTTGGCGCTGGTTTTCGTCTTGTCAGCGTAGCGACTTTGGATTTCAGTAATGGCGCTCAGGATTTCGGCCTGCGATTTACCGCCTTGCGTGCCCTCGATCTCGGCCTGCGTGATCTCGCGCCACATCATGGCGGTCTTGTCCAGGTGCTTCTCGCGTTCCTGGTCGAAAGCGATGGCGGCTTGTTGCTGCTTGTTAGACTCGGCCTTGACGGTCGCGGCTGCGGCTTCGGCAGCAGAACTTGCTTTCAGTTTATCGACGTATTTCTGTTGGGCGTCGATATCCGCCTGGGTGGGCGCAAAAAATCTGCCCAAGTTGCCCTGCTGGAATTCGCCGAGGGACTGCTTCATCTTCTCCAGCTTGGCCTGGGCTTCATCGAGCGTGGTGGGCCGCCCGATATTCATCATCGCGTCCCAGGCGGACTTCGCGCTGTCCTTGACGCCGAGCCATGCACGTTGCAGTGTGCCAAGATTCGCGCGCAATTCGTCCGCTTTCTGCTCCACGTCGCTGGCATAGGACGATTGCGCGAGCGCTGCGGCGGCTGCTTTGTTGCCCTGATCTTCGAGCGCCTTGATTTGCAGGTAAACAGATTCGGTTAAAAAGTGAGTCGCGTCATTTAGTTTGAGCGATGCTTCAACCGGCGACTTGCCGAGTTCGTTAAATTGCTTGACGGTTTCTTCTGCCGCCGGGCCGCCGACTCTCTCCAAGTCTATCGCGGCTTGCGCGGCCTGCTGCAAGCCGTCTGCCGCGACTTTACCGCCGGAGGCTAATTCCGCCAGCACCTCGGCGGCGAAATGCTGCGTAGCGCCGGTGGCGGCTGCGACATTGCTTGCCATTGCCTGCAATCCGCTGGCGGTTTCCCCGGCAGCATTGCCGGTTAGGATGAGTGCTCGCGCGTAGGCGTCACTTTCTTCGGCCCCCATCTTGATGGCAACCGCGAACGCCGCGACAGCGCCAACGGCAGCGGTAATTGCCCCGCCCAGTCCGAAGATAGATGCCATTGTGAAATTGGTGCGCTCGGCCAGCACCATCAGGCTGCCTGGAATGCGCGAGAAATTGCCGGACATTACCTCATGTCCAAGCACCATCAGCTCGCGCCTGGCCTGAACCGTGGCGAAAGCGCCTTTGTCGGCTGCTGCCGCCATTGCTCCAAAGCCATTTCCGGCGTCTTCGCCAACCTTTACAAGTTGCCCGCCTACTTCTTTATATCCGTTGGCGAGCATGTAGGCTTTGTCCCTGGCGGCGTCCATCGCTGCCGTTACTGCGGACATTGCCTGATTCTGCGCCAGTACCTTTTCTTTCCAATCGTCGCCAATTGTTGCGGCGCGTTTTACCTGATCGCTGAACGCGCGCATTGATTCCGACATCTTGCCGGTGGACTGCTGCGACACCGATGCCATTTGGCCGAGCTGATCGCCAAACTTTCCCGCCGTATCTGCGGCGCGAGTCATGTTCTCATTGAAAGCCGAGATGTCGGCAGACACCTGTACGTTTAGGTTTTCAATGGTCATGAGCTAATTCTCTAATTCGCGTGATGAGTGCTTCTTTAATTGCGTCCGTTGCTTCTTTGCCGTGCGCATCAACAGCGGGGCGCATGTATGGGTGCGCCGGAACCTCAGGTGCGCCGATGCGTTTCATCTCTACCCGTTGATTCTTGCTTGATCGGCGTCCGCCCTTTATGGACTGGCCTTTTGCGCGGATCAAGTGGCCGAACTCTACCCATTGTCCATAATACCCATCCGGGCCGCCAAATTTACCTTTGCGAACCGTAACGTAATAGGTTTGGACGAACGGGCCGCTCTTTTCCTCGATCCGCTTGACGATGATGGCGTCAGAAAGCGTGCCGGTAACGTTATGCACGTTGGCCTTTGCCGCCTCCTGGATGATTGCTGCGCCGGTATAAGCAGCACGGCGCAAACCGGCCTCCGCAAGCTGTTTAGGCAAGGTTTGAAACATCGCATTTAGCTCACTGAGTCCCGTTACAACCACATCGGCCATCATTCCCCCGGTGCAACACCAAATAGAGCTGCCAGCATCAAGGCTGACTGCGCTTCTGGGTCATCTTCCAAAATCGGTTTGTTGGTACTTTCTGCTCGTTCGGAAAACATGACGAAGTCGCTTGGCTTCGCCATTGGAGCATCATCTTTCAGCGTCTTTCCTGAGTAGTTGATGACAGTCGAGGCGATCACACCCGCCTGTAAGTCGCCTCGCACATAACCAAACGGCTCGATTGCGTAAAACTCGCGCCATTCGGCTATTTCCCGGCAAGTGACGTTGGCAAGCCCCCATTCGACAGACGGCCAGCCCAGAGCCAAGGCGAGGCGAAAGTGGAACCGCCTCTCATGGTCATCAACTAAGCGTTTCCCAGCTCTTCCTTGCTCTTTTTAGTCCAGCCATTAAGCTCGTTGATGGCTTCCATCACGCGCTTCAACGCTGCCTCGGATTTTCCCTCGAGTGCCGCAACGTCTTCTTGCGTAAAGATAGGATTCCCGTTTTCGTCAACGATGGACTTAACCATCAAGCGATAACCGAAGGTTTCGTCCGTGCCAGATTTAGGAGCCGTATTGCGAACCTCGCGGAGGACTGCGGGGGTGACTGCCATGATGCGAACTTCGCCGCCCCATTCGGGTACTTCGACGGTTTGCGATTCGCGGTCGTTGGAGGTGATGATCTGATCTTTAGTGAGAAGAGCCATTGTTAATTCCTTGTGTTTGCCGCCAAAAGGCGGCATTTATCCATCATTAAGCGCGGGTGACTGCGCCAGTGATAACCAGAGTCACGGCATTCTTGATCACGCCATCGACTGCGCCCGCGTCGGACACTTTCGAGCAGTACGCAGCGAATGTTGCAGTGTTGGCGTTCGGCAAAGTCAGCTTGTATTGCTTGAGGCTTTGCGCGGTACGAGACGCGCGAAGCGCCAACTGGCCGGCATCCGAGTTGTCCTGATCCATGTTGAAGCTGAAATTTCCGTTGTCCTGCAAGCCCATGCGCTTTTCTTTGGCTGTGCTAACCAGGTTAGTCACGTCGATCACGGCGGCGGAACCGTCAAAGGCCGTGAAATCGCGGATATTTGCGATTGGCGTCCAGGTAACAGGCGTTGCAGTACCGCCAGACGCCCAAGCCGAGCCGCCAGTGGTGTCAACGTCAACTGCGTATGTGTTTGTCGTGACGTTTCTAACTACAAGCGTTTGGCCGTTAAGCGTCGTGTTGCCTGTCAGTGATGCGAACGTCACAACGTCGCCATTGCTGAAACCGTGGGCGGTTGATTGGACAATCGTCGGGTTGCCAAGAGTAAGTCCGGTGACGTTCTTGGCTGCGCCGGTAGCGGTTCCGATAGCAAATGTAGAGCCTTGTGCGCTGATTGCGGTTGATGCCATGATGAATCTCCTTTAGGGCGTAAAAAAACCGCCCGTGGGCGGTGTTGGGACGAAAAAAACCGCATTTCAGCGGTCGTTAATACCAGATTGAATAATCCTGGGTGACGCGGAATAATTTAACTTCTGCTTCGTACAAGTCGCTGCTCATCTTCGGCACGTTCACAAGCGTTTTTGCCTGTGCCGCCGCCTGCATTGCCGCCTGTACGCCGGCAACAAGCGACTTGACGCCGCTGTAGGTGTCGCTGTAGCAGTCAATCTGCATTCTGGTGTTGTTGATCGGGCTTGTGTTGCCGATCGTGTATTCCGGGCTGTTGGTGATGTTTTGATACACAATAAACGGCACGGTTGGCGAGTCCGGCGCAACCATAGGATACATGCGCCCTCCAACTAGGCCATTCAGGACGGCGAACAAGGTGTTTTCAACCATCATTCAGCCCTTCTGAAACCGTCAGAACCACAATCGCATTGCGTTCCTCAACGTTGCTCATCGAATGGATATTAAAAATCCGCCCGTTGTAGAGCACGCGATATGCCACAACAGTTTTAGGCTGAGCAAATATGGACTGATATCTCACGGTGATGGTGTGCGATATGTCAACGTTCACGGCCTGCGCCGCCATGACTTCGCGCCCTGATATGCTTTCGATATCCGCCCAGACAGTAGCCAGCGTGATCCATGTATCAGATTGCTGGCCGAATGTATCCTGGGTGGTGGCGCGCCGCTGTATCTGGACGCGCTTGCGCAATGTGCCGGTGCGGATCATTTTAGTATGTGACTACGCGATATGGATCGAGAAGTCCGTCAACGTATGGCAGCAGCTCTACTTTCCCGCGATTCATAAGCGCAACCTCCTCCCGATTCTCGAAAAGGCTGGCAACGCGCAACTTAATCCAGGATTTAATACCTTCTGGCACTGCCGAATAGCCTGCGATAAATGCAATCTCAACCGATCCGATCTGAGGAAGGCTGATAGGCCAGATTTTGCCGAATACTGGCGTGATGCGGGCCGGTTCGGTGCTGGTGTCCACCACGTAATCAGTCGGCGGCATCGTTTGTTTCACCCCGGACATGTCCAGGTACTTGATTGAGGTGACGGATTGCACCGGGCTTTTGTTGAGCAGGATGGCGTGGCCCGGCAGAGAAAACGACACGCCAGCAGGCACGCCAATCAAAGACGGCCCTGGGAATGCGTCAAGCACCAGTTTCCACGTCGCGGTGACGAACTGGCGCTGTGTAATCATTTCGGCGTGTTGTCGCGCTGCCGAGATAAGCGCTGAGATAAGCATGTCGTCGTCCAGAACATCCACGCGCAAGTGCAACTTGGCTTCTTCCAGCGTTACCGGCTCGGATGCTGGTGGCGTGACAAGGACGTATGGCATTATTCGCTCGAATTAAAAGGGGCGACCGAGGCCGCCCCGGTTGATTAGCCGACGATTTCCGCAACCAAGGATTGCGATACAGGCGCGTCCTTGGCAACCGCACCAAGCAGGTTCAATCCCACCTGGCTGGCGGCGGTGCCGACAGTGAGGGAGACGCGGATATATTCGTATCCGTTGTTGGTGTCGAGTTCCTCGGGGCGCAGGTTGATCATCGCCGATCTGTTGTCGCCGGTGGCCTTGACGATCTGTGTGATCGCCTTGCCGGTTACATCCTTGGCACCTGTGCCGCTGGCGTCGCTGGCCTGCTGGATTTTCGCGTCAACGGTAGCTGACGTACCCAGGACGCCTGTTTGCACCAGCGCCAGGATGCGCTCGGAATTGCCCGTGTTCACCCAGCCGGTGGTTACGGTTCCAGCGGCCTGGCTGACGGGATTGATGATTGCGAGCACGGCGAGCTGCTCAGAGATTTTTGCATTCGTGTACATGGAATTGCTCCTAAATAGATGGGGCGGACGATGCCGCCCCGATTACCGATTAGCGTGCGGCCAGCGAGACAAAGTGCGAACGTGTCACGCTCGACTTCGGCGGGGTTACGGGCTTAGACAAAATCGGCTTGCCGTTGAGGCGGAACGTAAAGCGGAATGCCGTTGCGTCTGCGTCGAAATACAGGTGCATCGAGGTTGCCGTCTGCACGCCACCGGCCTTGGTGATTGTGCGGTAGCCGTTCAGCGACAGCAGGTTCAAGTCGCCCTGGCTGGAGAAGGCCGACGCATGCTCGGACAACATCAGCGGACGGCCTTTAAGCATGCCGTAAGGCGCGTTCGCGGCAGTCATGTTCGGCAGGTAAATAGGGAACTGGCCGACAGTCAGCGCTTCCAGGTATGGAAGGATATCGGGCGTGGCAAGCCAGAAGGCATGCCCAAGCTCGCCCGGCAGCAGGCGAGTTACCATGTTGCTGATGTTCGCCACGGACAGAGTGTTGGTGGCCTGGCCGGAGTCTTTGGCCTGCACGATAGAAGGGCCGCCATTCAGCGCGCCGAGGGGTTTGCCAGCGCCATCGCCAAACAGGATGGCTTCATTAACCTTCCATGTAATCCGCTCAGGTGCAACTTGCTGCAGGTATGAACCGATGGCAAAACCATCGTCCACCAGCTCGTTCGTTACCGGCACCAGCGCCATCAGTTTGTGCAGCACCAAAGTTTCTGTGCCCAGCGCAGGCTTGCTGGCGTTGGCGGCGGACGCTTCGGCCTGCCAGTAAACCTGTACGCCAGTCGATCCCCATGGTGTGGATTCATCTTTCGGAAAAATCATGCTGTTGCCGGTGACTTCAGTGTTCTGCGTCTGCGGCAGCAGGGAGTTTTCGCCGAGGGCGAGCCGCCAGATTTCACTGGAGAACTCGGGCGGGATGGCGAATCCGCCATCAGCACCCGTGGACTC